TCATTCCGTTTAATCGTAACATATTTTCAATTGATGCCGTGTCCATGTCCGCCATTGCCGTGTCGATACCCATGTACATCATGGTCTTTGCATACTTTTCCGCCTTGGCTTGTGCCTTGACAACATCCGCTTTTAACGCTTCCTTTTCTGCAACCTTGGATTCAACCATCTTTGCATTCATCGTTTGAGCCATTTTGGTGACCTCTCCCGCACTTTCTACATTTTTTGACACCTTGCTAAGCAACGCATCAATTTCGTCGATTGTAGGGGTTTGTTTTGCGTTTGCAATTGTGAACACATAAGCCGTCATAAATAGGGCGGTAAAAACCAATAATGCCGTTTTCATAGTTTCTTCATCGTTTGCATTATACGGATTTCAGTCATGGCGGATGCCAAACAAGAATCAGATCTCTTAAGGGCGTACGTCAACTTGTCGATCTTGATATCAAGAGCATCTATCTTTTGATTGCTTTTGTCGATCTGCTCTTTGTAGCCCGAGCGAAGGTCAACATACAAATAACTAACAGCCAACAGCATGCAAAAAGCCACGGCAGCAATTGGGTTCTTCCGAAATTGGTCAAACGAAATGGGCAACGCATTGGGCGTCTTCTTAATGGCGGTCATTGTATATAGAAACTTAAATGGTGATCTGCTCTACGTTCTCAGCGCCATAAATGGCTACCAAAGCATCGTAAACTGAATTTACCAATAAGGCTTCTGCCGGGATAGTCTCGTAAGAAACAACACTCAACTCAAGGTTTGAAAAGGTGGTGTTGAAATCCTCAATTCCTTGGATGGGGGCTTTGCCTTCTACTATCGATTGGGTACTTGCGTAAACAAGTGTTGCGATCTGGGCAGGGATGACGCCATCTTTCTGGCTCTTAACATCAGCGTAGCCTTCGGCTATTACAACAACTGATCCTGATGGGATGGTCAATCCACTCGTGAGATTAACCAAGGTATTTATTTGTATGGCTTGCATGGTTCAAATATAATTAATTTGTTGGAGGAAATGGTGGTGTTATAACTTCAAACGTACTCGGAGTCCCTAGGACTATGAGTAATGATTCATCAAAAACAATATACCAAAATTGCGGTGTGTTTAATTCAGCAAACTGATAGTCCACCCAATTCTGCGTTACATTATCGGGGCTTACAGGGATTCCGTAGTAAGTATCGCACAATTCTCTTGCGTTAATTGCTTCCTGTTGTGTTATATATTGATATCCGTTAATAGATTGCATAGTATGAATTTATGTTAGATTTGATACCAATTCTATTTGATGTTTGTAAACTTGTATATATTACAATTTCTTGTGTATTACCATACATATATGGAATACCAAAAGACCCATCTCCGCCAATAGTATTTAGAATTCCGTTGTTGTTCAATCCTGTATTTGTTGAAAATGAACCATTATTTATAGATATTCCCATTTGCGTTGAATTCATATATCCATCAAATAAATATTGCTGATTTGTATTGATTGCAGATGTAATGGCTTCCGCAGCAAGTCCTCCTCCTTCACCATAAATTTGAGCACCTCCTGTTCTTGCACCGATTGACATATCTGCAATGAATCCGCCGAATGCCGAACTAACAATAGGAACGCCTTGATAGTTTAGAGTACCACCCGTAATATTGAACAACAAAGAAGTTGTAAATATTTCAATGCCTGTAACGCCCGTAACTACTGAAAAAGGCAATAATTCCCCTGTTCCATTAAAATAAACTGATGGTTTAGAATTTACATTTAGTACAGCACCACTACTAACGATTGCAGGTTGATTTGATGCTGTTGATTGCGTTGCGTTGTTGGCGTTTCCACTTTGGTCGTACCAAGTAGTTACAAATCCATTTGTACCACTACAAAAAGTAGTTAGTGCTGATGTGTCAAGGTTTGCACCGCTAAATCCTATATCTTGTTCTGTATTATCGCTAGACCTACGCACACGAATCGCATTGCCTGTATAAGCAGTACGCAATAAACGCACTGAATAAGCAGCTGCAGCGCTTGGGTATAGGTCCAGCAGTAGGCCAAGTGTTGTTACTGAGATGGTATTTGAGTATCCTGTGATCATGCGCTAGGTGGGAATGGTGGTGGTGGTGGTGGGATGTATTCGGCTTCGGGTAAATCTAAAACCCAAGCGTATTCAGTGATGGCAACTTCGGGTTTATCTTCATCGGAAAGAAACAAAAACCAAACGCCGTTAATATCTTGAACGCAATTAAAGAACTGATAAGGTGCGTAGTATTGCCCTTGAATCAAATCCTTTTGTTCGGGTGTAAGTGTGTAACCTATCATTATACTTGGCGTGAAAGTGTTGTTTGGAAAGTTTGTACGGCGGTGTAAAGGTCAGAAACATTTGTATCCGTCAATCCGTCACCGATAGAAACCCACGCTTTTTCATTTGCATCGGGGAAAAGAACACTTCCATCTTGATTTCGACCTGATACCCAAATATTGCCGTTAGGAATACTTACCGATGTTTGAGTAGTGGTATTGACTTTCGTGCCTTTATACCAACTATTAAATGATAACGAAGTTGTTCTGTTTGTTGCAATAAAAGAATCAGTACGGGCATAATTATATGCAGTTACGGTATCCAATCCATTAATACTATTGTAAGAACCAATTCCGTTTACCGTTGGCACGATAGTTTGAATATTACTACCAATTTTTACACCCATTAAAACAAGGATTCCGCTTGTACCTAAATTTGTACGGCAGTAAATAGATTGATGTGCCGAATTTAACGAACCGCTTACACTCGGGTTATATGTTGTATTAAAATAAGCACTTGTTCCGTTAGGCGTTGCGCCCGTACTCGCAAAAGTCCAACCGCTTGAAAAAGTACCTGTAAAACTACTACTCTTTAAGTTCTGAGCACACGCCGCAGCACTAGCGCCCACCATTGGATAAATGGCTTTCATAGGTGTCCAAAGTGAATTGGCTTTAAGGTTAGCAACCAATGTCTCGGTAGCGCTCACCTCTGTGTAGGACAATGCACCACCTGCTGTGTATACACGACCAAAGAAAGCAGCAGCGTCAGCGTCAACGCCTGTGGCTGCACGCAGTCTGTAATAGTAAGTTGTGCTTGCAGTCAGACCACTAACCAACTGAGAAGTAGAAAGTACAACAAAGTTTTGGTAAGATCCTACAAAAGATGAGAATGAACTGCTAGTGGATACGTCAAGCAAGTAATAAGAAGCACCCGCAAAGGAGTTCCAGTTTGCTGTGAACGATGTCTGCCCAACACCCGTTGCAGCGGTTGCCACAGGGGTGCTGACTAAGGTCGTCTGCATGAAACTAAACGGGAACAGCATAGATTAATAGTTTAGGCTATAGGTACCGTAGAAATTTGTTCCGTCAAATACAAGGGTCACAATGTCAACCTTTCCAACTGTCGTGGTAAGTGTTGGCGCTGTGCCGCCTGACCAGATAACCGTTCCCGGCCATGTCACTGTGTATGAGCCTGACCCGCCTTGGATCAACTTCATGATATATGTTCCAACCGTTGCACTTGAAAGTGTGAGCGTGGTTGATGCTGTAAGTGTGATGTTCTGAACGTTACCAGAGGACATGTCAACAGTAGTAGTAGCCGTAGAGGCTGCAACTGACTGTGCTCCCGCTGACAATACTCTCCAAGCCGTACCATTATACTCGCACGTTGCGTTCATTGTACTGTCAAACACTTGCAATCCCGTGGCCGGTGTTGCGATGGCGTTTCTTTGGGTTGTTGTCATTCGTGGTGGTAGGAAGCCTTTTGTGGTTGATGAAACTTCAAGAACTGCGGACGCTACTTGTGGCGTAGAAATACCACTATCTGCAACTTTACCTCCATTATCGTTTCCAAAAACTCCACCACTTCCCCCCGTTGAAATAATACTACCAAGACTACTTAAGAAAAACGCATAACTTGAAGATGTTAAACTATTTGAATTAAAAGTCCAAGTGATAAAACTTGTTAATCCAATTTGCACAGAACCACTATCATCAACTTTGAATGTTTGCGTACCCGAACTATTTTCAATCAAAAGCGATGTTGTTGCGGAGGTTGAGCCACTGCCTTTCAAATGAACCAATGCCGTAGGTGTAGCAACAGAACTATGTCCTATACGCAACGCACCCGATTCGCTAAATAATTGAAAAGGAAATTGACTTCCTCCGACATTTTCCATAATCAACGATAATCTCTGAGTACCTGTAAATCCACCCGTATTTGCAAAACCTCTATCTCTTAAACGTAACAAAGATACAATTTGGCTATTTGCACCTGCTGTGATATCAGGATGGATGTCGCTATAAAAAAATTCAGACCCTGTTCCAGCACTTTGAACTGAATAAAAACTACTTTGACCACCAACAGTAAGTAATGCGAATGGGTTCGTAGTTCCAATACCTACGTTTCCTGTACTCCTTTTAATAAATACAGGCGTATTTAACAAAGTTCCTGCATCATTGTAAGCACGTATAGCAAAATCACTACCTACGTTAGAACCACTTTCGGCGGTGTTGTTAACGTATAATCCGAATCTTTGTAATCCTGCGGTACGATACGTGATAATTTTACTTTGTCCTGCATCACCATCCATTACCATACGTGTAGTAGCAGCAGTGCTTTTAAGATGTAAAATACCTAAAGGAGTAGTAGTACCAATACCCAACCTATTATTGGTATCATCCCAAAATAAGTTCGACGCATCACTTGCAAACGCACTTCCATTGCTGAACTGAATAGCACCACTAACGCCGGAAACTAATCCAGATGTGGTTCCAGTGAAGTTTATACCAGTAGAAGATGCCTGCATTGGCAGGTCATTGCCTAGACCATCAGATAAAGTCTTTAGTGTTCCGTCGATCGGTCCGTTGTCGCCTACTTTAATTAAGGCATCGTATGTTGTTGCCGGGGTTAAACCCGTTAATGAAGTTCCCATTTTAGTTCCAAGTATCTGTAATTAATTGCCATTGAGGAGAGGTGATCGTTTGCCATTGTCTATTCGCAAAAGGAGGTGGTGGTGGCGGAGCCCCTCCAGTCCTTAGCGTGTAGCCGACATATATACCTATCGCATTTATCATATTACCAAAGTGCTACGATGTCAGTAGCCGTTGTGTCGGTGGCCCAAACCTTTAGGACTTGCACAGGAACAAACATCCCTGCCAATAAACCAGTAAATACAACTGTATCACCACCAGCGGTGGTAACTTTAACGTCCCCTGCTACGCCAACGTACAATACGCAGCCATTGTTTCCGGTACCATCTTGGGTGGAAACACTAGGGATATCTACTGTGTCGCTGGGTGTTACAGCAGCGGCTCTAGATACTTGAAGTTTTTGATATGCCATGGTACAAATATATGAATTTTAAATAACATCATAAAATGACCAATCGAAAGGCCACTTACTTATTCTTGTCGTAAGGGAACACCCTGTTCAAAGCGTCTTTGCGCGCCTTGCAACCGCAGTCATCTGCGCCTACCGCTTTCGCTACCTTCTCGACCATGGCCTTTACGCCAGTAGCCGTAGTGATCTTCTCAATGGTGTCTCCTAATCCTTTGCTTTTATTTTCCATCTTACAAATATAATTAAACTTTTGATACCCTAGCACCCATACCAACCCTACTCTTCTCCGCCTTCTTGGCAGCCAACTTAGATGGGCTTATTTCTGATCTTGTCTTTGGGGTCTGTGCAGATATCTTCTTTGTCGGACGGCAGTACTCGTTCTTGCCGCCTGCCCCACACGCCTTGCCACTCTTTGTGTCCACCCACTTCTCCGCCTGCCACCTCTTTAGGCTCGTGCCTTCGCTTGTCTTGCGGACGGTGCCCGATCCCTTGCGGCACTTGGCGATTGCCTGTGATGCCCGCGCAGATGGGAACACATCGTACTGCGCCTTGACTTTTTTATAGCATGCGTCTTTCATCAGTACTTCCCTTTTTTACTTTTGGGAGACGGGGTAGTTGATCCACCCGGGCCTGCCCACAAATTCTTACACGACCAGTAACGAGGTGTTAACTTGTCGTTCGCTGTGTCACAAGAATGGCGCGCCTTAAAAGACTTACGGGCAGCAGCGGAATAATTATTTCCGTAGCCCTCGGCACCAAAATGCAGGAGTTTCTCCTTGCCATTGGCACACCCCTTCACCATCTTCTTCTTGCCCGGCCTATCCGATGGGACAGGACGGTTGCACGCCATCTTGGACTTGTCAGCCATTAATAACCTTTCTTTTTAGCATCGCCTTTTTTGGCCATGCCCATGATCATTTTCTTCGCGCCTGCTTTAGCAACAGGAGTTTTGCCCGTCTTAACGGTTTTTTTCATTGTAGTTTTCATGATTATTTATTTTTAGTTTTTAGAATCCTCCGTCTTTGTCTATACACAAGTTTGCACCTTTGCCCGGTGTACAAGTTGTAGAGCCAGCCACTTTACCTTTCTTCTTATTCTGCTTACGCATTTCAGCATCATTGGTTGGCTTGTTTTTTATAATCTCGTAACGCTCTTTTGCCAATTTTTTACGCTCTCTGCCTTCTAATTTGGTATTAAGATTCTCGCTGATCACACGAACCGCTGCCCTTTTGCGGGCTGGCAAAGCTATTGCAGCACCATCCTTGTACATCGTAAGGCCATTCTTACTAGACTGAAATCTCTCAGATGATGGATAACTTGTTGTAAATGAACGGTTTGATTCTACGCCTTTCTTTACCCTGTCCGCCTTTCTTGCAGATTGTCTCTCCTCCCTTTTGTCAATACGAGCCTCTTTCCTTTCCTCACGAAGTTTGGCTGGGCTCTTTATTGGACCACTTCCAAACACCTGTGACTTCGGTGCTTGGAATGCGCTAGCAGGAGAAGAAGATTCGTTTGCTTTTTCTTTCTTTGCTGCGTATCCTGTAACTGCACGACCAATAACTCTAGCCTCGTTTTTTATTTGTGCGCCTGCTCTTTTGACGGCTCCAGCAGCCTTACTGTTTTGTACCTTACGCACAACACCGGTAACCTTGGCTCTAGTTTCTGGACCGATAACTGGTTTCTTTGTAGTTGCCATTATTTCTTTGTTGATTTTTTGTTTTTACCCATGTCCCATTTCTGCCTCGTTGTCGGATTAGGAGTGTTGTGTTGTGGATTTTCGCTGTAATACCTGTTCTTCCCACGGGTTAATCTAGCGTCAGCTGCAATCATACCAATGGTCCCCACAATAGCACTGCCAATAGCAGCAATATTTCCTATCCTCTCTTTCTTCTTGGCGGCCTTTGCCTCTGCTGATCCAGAAGCGGTAAGTGGAGGAGTTACCTTAGCCTTCTCTTCCTTCTTAGCCTCTTTCTTAGTTTGAGGTCCAATAGGCAAATAGGGATTTACATTGTTTCTCATTTCTTTTTTGCTTTAACTGTGCTGGTTGGAACTGCCTTTACGAAAGTTCTGTTCTTCCCAGTTGGCTTAAAATTGGGATCGCGAGTAATGTTGTAAGCCGAAACGCTATCTTGGTATGACCGCGTTGGAGGAGTAGCCCGATACGTGTTCGTGGTGGCCGCTGGCTTTGCTATTTTGATTTTGTCTGCCATGATTGTAGTATTTTTGCATACAAATATAATCAAATCTAATTAAATGAAAGCGCCGCATTACAATTACATGAAGTACTGGAGAGTCGTCAGAAGATATGCCTTCCAGAAGTACGACCTAAGCCAACAAGATCTAGACATTCTGTTCTATATCCATGACGAGCATTACTTTAGCAATTACCAATTTGAAAAGTTTGAGCGTCTGTTCTCATGGAGCCTCATCAGACTCAACAGCCTGACCGAGCGCGGATGGATCAACAAACTTGGCTCCGGTAACAAGTACGGTAAGCGCGATGTCTACGAAGTGACCATGAAAACACAGCGCGTTGTCACCGGCCTTTACAAAATCTTAAATGGAGAAGGCTTCCCCGACACCAGCCAGCGCATGATGCACCATCGACGTAGATACATGGACCGCCGCTACCGGAAGTTTATCGGTGACATGGTCGATGAAATCAAAGAGACCAAGAAGAAGAACGCTGAGTTCAAAGCCGAAGTAGAAAAGCAAAGACTACGCGATGAGCGTATCCGCAAGACTAGAGGACAATGACAACGTCTCTCTCCTGTATGATCGTGTACTGATGGTTGTCAATCACCATCGTGAAACTCTGGTTCTTGTCGTAGTGGATCAGATCAGATGGCTTAATTACCGCCACGTCTGTGCCTGATGCCACTACCTTCGCCTTCTTATAGCGAAATTCACTTGTGTCTTGGGCTGAAAGTAGCAGCCCTCCGTCCGTTTTGATCTCCTCCTCAATGTTGGAGACCACAATATACTTGCCTATGGGTTGCATGTTATGATTTGATTAAATTATTGCTGTGCCTCGTAAACTCTTGCCATTGTGACGATGGCATTGGTGGAAAGGATGGTCACCGCAACGCTGATGGCGTTTTGCAAGGCGCACCTTGTCACCTTCAACGGGTCGATCACGCCCATCTTGATCAAATCACCGTGCTCACCCGTCTTTAAGTTGTACCCGAAGCCACACTGCTGCGTGTTATCGTACACGTCGATCGGATTAATGCCGGCATTGTGAAGAATTTGCTCGAGAGGGGACTGTAATGCTGCCTTTAGGATGGCAATGGCGGCTGCTTTCTCTGCGTTGTGAGCGAAGATCTGTTGGAACATGGGGTCTTGTGTAGCAATCTCGTGCAAAGCGCGTCCTGCGCCCGGCAAAATACCTTCCTCGAGGGCTGAACGTACCGCACATACCGCGTCATCGACACGATCGTACAATTCCTTCTGCTCCAAGTCTGTATTTCCACCCACATAGATCACTCCAATACCACCAGTTAGGGACGCTATCCGCTCTAACAGGAAGTCCTTGTCTGCTTTCTTGGTTGCTTGGCTGTGTGCCTGCCACAATTGAGCCACTCGCTCGTCCACCTTGGTATGGTCGGACCTCAGATCGCTCTTTAACACGATGGTCTTGTCGGCTGAGACGATCACCCGTGCCGCGTGCCCTAGATCCGAGAAGTTAATTAGACTCAAATCATCACCGGTCTTCTCGCTGTAGTAGGTCGCACCCACACTCAATGCAATATCTTGCATCAACTCGTGCTGCTTGTATCCAAAACTCGGTGGCTGAATCGCTACAATCTTCAGATTGTTCTTCATCACATTCGCAGCCAGCGTATTCACCACATTGGGATTGCAAGGTGCAATCATTAATATCTTCTTGTTCTCCTGTATGATGGGCTTCAATACCAACTCCAATTGCAGGATGTTACTGATCTCCATGTCGGCCACCAATACCATCACATCATCGAAGACGCACTCGTCTTTCTTCTGGTCATTGATAAACAACGGACTCAAATACCCCCTGTCAATCTTCAAACCCAATGTAGTCTCGGCACCCGTTTCCGTGTTCTGAGACTTCTCAACCGTAACAATACCATTCTTGCCCACATCCTTGTAGACCTCAGCAATGATCTGACCAATGCTCTTGTCATTGTTGGCAGAAATGGTAGCCACATCCACAAGCATAGAGTTCGTTAACTTCTTGCTCTTCTTCTTCAGTATCTCCACCACCTTGTCACTCACCTCCACCAACTCCCTCAAGAGTTGCGAACGGTTCAACGACAAATTGTCCAAGTACTCCAACCCGTTCATGATGATAGCCTCCGTCAACACAATGCTGGTTGTTGTGCCATCACCCGCGTCCGTAGCCGTACGATCGGCCGCTTGCCTCATGATCTTCACAGCCAAGTTCTCAATCGGGTCAATCAGATCAATCGACTTAGCCACAGTTACACCATCCTTGGTGACCGTCAGCCCATGCGTGTGATGAGGTGACTCAATCAATACCGTGTTTCCATTTGGTCCGAGTGTACTCTTGACCGCTTTAGAAAGTTTCTTAATACCACTGATAAGTTGGGCCCTGCCTTTCTCGTCAAATGATAACTCCTTTGGAGAATATCCTGTTGTCATTTTAGATTTGAATTAGATTAGAATGTGATGCAAATATATGCCAACAATCATCATGAACAAAACCAAAATAAAAGTCATGGTTTGGAACTTTGGATTACCTCTTTCTTGTTTGGTAAACCAATCAAGAAAAACAAGCCATGTTGAATATGTTGAAAATTATGTTGATTTTTCTTACTCTCTCTCTAGAAAGACTAATGCGTAACTTTTTTTTTTTTTTTTTTAAAACGGGGTGATTTTCAACATTTTCAACATATTTCTATTTAACTTATTATATACTAATAAGTTACAAGATTCATTTTCAACATAAATTTCAACATAGTTATGTTAAAATCAACATATTATTGTAATAGTTTTGTACTTTGTAGTTTCTTTGTAGGAATAACCTATGTTGAAAATAAAAAAATATGTTGAACTTGATACAAAATATGTTGAAAATCGGGTTATTTATGTTGACTTTGAGGGTATTTATGTTGAAAATGAAACCATTTATGTTGACTTTATGGTGAATATATGTTGACTTTGAATATCGTTTTTCGGGGTTAGATTGGCAATATTCAAAGTATTCATGTTGACTTTTAGAAACAAAAAGAGGGGCATATAGCCCCCCTTAATATCATTCTTGGATTAGAATTACTTCTTCACCATTGGCATAATCATGCCCAAAGATGGTTCGGATTCCTCCGCCTTGCGATAGGCATCAGCCATCATATTAATCTTCTTGTTGGCTAACATCTCCTGACGCATTCTTGCGTACTTACTAATTCCCATCTCGTAACTTGGGGCCTCCTGCATAGAGCCACTGCTTAAGTGGCTGGCTATAATATTGAATTTTTTTATCATGATATCGCAAATATAATCAAAGTATTTGGGATACGAGATGATAGTAGTAAAGGGGTTATACCCCCCGATTTGCGTGCCGGACCCCACAGGAAAGTCACTTTTTTCTGCCGTACCCCCTCCCCGTTTCCGCATTTTTACCCCGTTTTTTTTGCCTTTTTTTGTGGCTCAAGCCTTGCTACCATTGGGCTAAGCCCCCATTTTTACGCGTCCGCGTTACCCCAAAAATTACGACCTCCGCCCTAACTCATTGAATTTCAATAAGTTACAAAGTATCTTCAAAGATACTTGCCTATAATTTTACTAAATTGTTAGGTATTATGATATTTTTGTATTAGTATTGTATTGTCTTAATGACAAATTATGAAAAACACCACAATTAGCACTATCGTTGACGGAATGTTAACGACTGCACAAAAAAACGTCCTTGAATTAGGCAAAGTGAACGATTTGATTACAAGCGTTTCAAAAAATGACATTTTGCGTTTTGAGTCGCAAATTGCGTTATGTCAAAAGTTAGATGAAACAATTGAAAAGTTTGACGATTTTTGCAAAGCCGTCATTAACCTTGCAAATGACAATGAACTTAAGGTAACTAAAAAGGACATCATCCCTTTGGTTTATCGCATGACTGCGGGGCATTTTTACAAGTGCATCAAAGCGGGGTCAATTCCGCCCCGTATCGCTGAAAAGTTCGTAATCGCTTGTAATGAAGCGGAGCAAAACGGACTGAAATTTGCCCGTAGTATTGAGGCACTCAATTCGTGGTTCAAAAAGTATGACGAGCACAAAGGAGAGTGCGGAGCCGATACCGACTCTATTAGCGATTTGCGAGATGGTGCTGACAAACGGACTGCGATTTGGAGCGTTTCGCTTGGCGACAAAAAATGCACGATGTTTGATGATAAGACATTCAAGACGAATTTCAACGAAACCGAAATAAACGATTTTTTGAACCAAATTTTAACGCCATCAATTCGCACGATGTTTGCAAGTAAGCCCGAAATAACAAAGGAGCAAAAAGAGGTGCTAAACAAAGTTGCCAAAAACAAAGCGGTAAAATTAAATAAAGATTTAGTCCTTACCACTGCATGACTAAATTAAGTTTCACCTAACAAAACGCCCCGTAATTGGGGCGTTTTTTTTGTTTTATAGCGTATTTTTTTACGCTATATATACCCAATAATTAACCCCCGTTTTTAATGGGGTTTTTTTATATATACCTATTAATTTAACCCCTATTTTAACCCTTTTAACGCACTATCTTTGCCGTTGGTATACCTACCTACCACCTACCTATTTGAGTGCCTTAAATGTACCTTAAAACGCGTCTATAAACTTGTTTTATAGTTATGCTATGATATACCCAACAAAAAAAGTATCTTCAAAGATACACAAAGACGCGAAGCGGATTTGTAACAAAAGAAACGGACGCGAAGCGGATTTGTAGGTGGAAATTCAAATTCTTGTAGGTGGAAATAAAAAATAGAAACGGACATAGCAAGGCAAGGCAAAATTTATTTTTGGATACGGATAATGGATCCATCAAGAATAGATGCGGATTCGTCATGGCAAGGTATCGTGAAGAAAATTTCACGAGCCAGTTTCAAATCCGAAACGGCAAGTCAACTTATTAGGTAATGTGAAACCTTTGTAGTATCTTTGTTTTGTTCAAGTTATGATAAGGCAAGAAAGCATATCGCGGACTCTTTGTTATGGCAAGGCAAGAAAAGATGAAACAAACCACAAATGAAAAAGTATCTTCAAAGATACTCACAGTATCCGAAAAAGTTATCCGTCAATTAATGATGTTTAACAAATGCACCCATGAACGGGCTGTATGTATGTACAAAGAGATGTTAGAAACCATCGCTGACTACTACCTTCTAGAATCAAAAGTATCTTCAAAGATACTTTCACACGATGAAATTGAAATGTTCTCACATGACATCTTCAATGCTTATGGCTTAATTGAAACCCACACTAAACAACTAACTAAACAACTACAATCATGAGAAATGTATTATTCGCAATCTATTTATTTATGTGCATAGTTCTCTATGTAACATCTGTAAGGTACTTGCTACACGAGAATTTTTTTACGGCAAGTTGTTGCTTTATGTCAGCCACATTGTTGGCAGTTCTAACCATCAAGAATATCAGATATGAAAAATAAATGGTTCTTAGGTGAGGTCACGGTTGGATACAAACGGACTGACGAAAGTATCTTGAAAGATACTTTGATTAAAACCCACATCAGAAACTCTGATTCCGCAGCGAACTTCTTCCGTGGCATATTCCCCGAGGAGGTAATGGAACATCATGAAGAGATGTGGATTGGATACTTAAACAATACCAACCGCCCTATCGGGTTCATGCAGTTGTCAAAGGGCAACACCAATTCAACTGTGGTTGGTATCAAAGAGTTGGTGCAAGGTGCGGTGATGTGTAATGCTTCGGCAGTGGTGATGATGCACAACCATCCAAGCGGAAACAAGACGCCGTCCGATGCGGACATTTCACTCACGAATAGGGTAATGAAAGGACTGGAACTCTTTGATATAAAGTTGGTGGATCATATCATCTTGACATTGGACTCGTACACATCAATGGCGGAGGAGGGCTTGATGCAATGATAAAGGTATACATAGAGACGAGCAGTCATGCGGAGTGCGTGGCTACGATCCAAGATGAGTGGGTGTACATGGCATTGGTTCCGTCTTTGGAGAAGTTGGCACTTGAGTGGGGTGGAATACTGACAGAAAGTATCGTTGAAGATACTCCCGAGCCATGTATCCCTGAGAGTGTGTACCTACTGATGTCGGCAACCAAGCACGATGTGTATGACAACGGCACCGTATTAAAAGTATTCACCACACAAGAGAAG